GAAGACTTTAAAGGTTTAAGAGTTCTTGAGACTGTAAAAAATCGTTTTGGTGGCGCAGGTTGGACTTTCTTTTTAGATCTAAAGAAAGAAGGATTTAATGAGGTAGCAAGAGTAGGAGTTAAGTAAATATGGTTCAAGCTTTAGCAGCCTATATTTTTGCTGCATCACTAACCTTTTTACAGCAAAACTTACAATTTATTGATGAATATTATAAAAACAAGCAAAACTGGATTATCATACTGTTTAGTCTTCCTATTGCATATGGTTATCTTTATGCATGGACTTATTTTGTTAATAATTTTAACGGTTCAGTTTGGTCTGCAAGGTTCATGTTTTTTGGTTTGTCCTACCTTGTCTATCCAATTTTAACTTATGTATGTTTAGGTGAAACGCCTTTTACTTTAAAAACAGCAATCTGTACAGCACTTAGTGTTTTAATCTTAGTTATACAATACAAATTATAATCTCATATGTGTAAATAAGTAAAACAATAAATTATAATATATTGTAATCATTAATCATTAATCCTAATTAAAAGGACAATTTATTTTGAATATTAAAAGCTTTCTAAAAATCGTTAAGAATCTTCCACCACATCATGCTGTTCTTATGAGAGCTAGTACGGGTGTTGGTAAATCATCTCTTGTTGCTCAAATTGCCAAAGAAGTAGAATTACCTCTCATTGATGTACGTGCTTCAATTATGTCCGAAGGTGACACGCAAGGTTATCCTGATATTGAAGGTATGAAAGAAAAAGGCATTATGACTTTTTGCATGCCAGCTTGGTTTGTAAGAGCTTGCAACGAGCCAGTTGTTTTATTCCTAGATGAATTTAATAGAGGTTTACCTGCCGTTCAACAATCTTTCTTCCAAATAGTACTGGATAGACAGTTAGGTAATGATGAAAACGGCATGCCTTATAATATTCATCCTGAAACGCGCATTTTTGCTGCTATTAATCACGGCAACGAATATGATGTTAATGAAATGGATCCAGCTCTTCTAAGAAGATTTTGGACTATTGATCTTAAGCCATCAAAAGATGACTGGATTAATTGGGCTAAGTCTAAAGAAGTTGATAATCTTATTATTGAGTTTCTTAGAACACGATCTTCGCATTTGTTTGTTAACTTAGAAAAAGTTAAACCAGGTAATGTTTTTCCAACACCAGCTTCATGGGCAAGATTTGATGAAGTTCTTAAATACATTGGAGTTAATCTAATGGAAGACAGAAACAACTTTGATATCTTTAATACAGCAATTGGCTTTATAGGTCAAGAAGCAGCAGTTGAGTTTGCTGATTTTGTCAAGAAATATGAAATTGTAGTTACACCTGAAGAACTTCTTAAGAGTTTTAAAAATTGTGAGCATAAGCTTAAGACAATGTCTAATGATAGAATTAACTCTCTTATTGAAAGATTAGGTGAACATTCTATTTCAAACAATTGGACTGTTTCACAAGCAAAAAATGCAGCTAAGCTTGGCAAAATGATATCTGAAGAAATGATGATTCACTTTTGGTCTAAGGTTACAGGCGGTAAAAACATTGAGTCAATTCAAAAGTTTCATAAAGAAATTGGCCAATATGTAGTTGAGATTGTTAATAACAACCGTGACCTTTTAACTAAATAAGGCAGTGACAATGGCTAAAAACAATAACAACAATAGCATGCTCAAAAAAAGAAAAGCTACTAAAAGAGAGATTGAAAGCTTTGATCTAACTTCACACTTAGTTAACTTTCTTTGGAATGAACCTTTTTATAGTAGAATTCTTAGATCTTTAAATAAAAAAGAAACAACAGAAATACCAACAGCAGGTGTAACATGTATTGATGGAGATATTACGTTATACTGGAATAGAGAATTTTTAGCCAGTCTTAAATCTAACCAAGTCCAAGGTTTACTCAAACATGAATGTTTACATCTTGTATTTGGTCATACAACAGAAAGGCGAAGAGATCCACACATTATCTGGAATTACGGCACAGACTTAGCAATAAACTCAACTATACCTGAACATGAGTTACCAGAAGGTGGATTAATACCAGGAAAGTCTCTTAGTCTTGATGCAAGTCAAAAAGATAATATGTCTGATGATGAAATACAAAGATTTGAAAAGCTATCAAGCTTAATCGCAAGTATGCCAAAAAACAAAACATCAGAATATTACTTTGAAAAACTAATGAGTGATCCAGATGTTAAGGATTTTATTGAAGAATCTCAATCTAATTGTGTTATTGGCTTTGATGACCACGACGGTTGGGACGAAATGTCTAATGAAGAAAAAGAAATGATGCAAGGCAAAATCAAAGAGATTGTTAAGGAAGCAGCAGCTGAGGCAGAAAATAGAAATTGGGGATCTGTGTCTGCTGAAACAAGATCTGAGATTTACAAGATGTTGTCTAATAAAATTCAATGGCAGTCTTTACTAAAGAGGTTTTGTGGTTTTACAAAAAAAGATGAACGAAGATCTTCTATACGAAAACTTCATAGAAAGTACCCGGGAATACACCCGGGTGCTAAAAAGATATATCGACCAATGATTGCTGTTTATGTTGACGAAAGTGGTTCTGTTTCTGACAAAGAGTTATCAGCATTTTATGCTGAACTAGATAATCTTTCAAGAAATACAGACTTCTTTTTGTATAAGTTTGATCATTCAGTTGATGATAAAAATGGTTTTCTTTGGAAGAAAAACAGACGACCCGAAGTTAAACGTACGCTAACGGGAGGCACTTGTTTTAATGCAGTTACAAAGCATGCGATTAGAAACAAGAAAAAGTTTGATGGTTATCTCATTCTAACAGACGGCGGTGCTGCCAAGCCTAAGCCATCCTGTAGACTTAAAAGATGTTATATTTTAGCTAAGAATTGCAAATTAGCTTTTGATAAAGACCCTTCAGATTTTGTAATAAACATGTAATTTATTTTATAAAAGAGAGAGTTATGTTATATAATTTTAATAAGGAAACATTTAAACTTGTTAAAGAAAAAGACAGGATTAAGTTATATCATAAAGCCCAAAATAAGTGGTCCCAAGGATGGACTTATATTGGAAAGTACAACAATACGCAAAAAGCAGAATCAGCTGCAAGACAATACACAAACTAAAAGGATTAAAAATTATGATGCGTTATAAGATTACTATTGATAGACACGGACTTGGTGAATACGAAAAAAGCGTTGTAAATTATGTTTTTGAATCTTCATCGCCTAAAGATGCTTTAAGAAGAGTTGAAGCTGTATATGATAGATGTCATAAAAACAATAAAAGAATTCCTTATAACTCAAAATTGTTTTTAGAAGCAGTTGCAATATCAGCTGAAACCGACTTAAGTAATATAAAATAGGAGATGTATGCTATATTACATAGGCATTATTTTCATAACACTATTTAATGTAGCAATATTATACGATCAAACTCAACATAACGAAGAAATATACAGATCTAATTTTTCTTTATTTCTCTGCGTGTTGACTTTTTTTTGCTTACTTGAACTTTTATTTTTCACACTAGTTTATATCTTTATATTAAGCTTTATAGGTACACTAACATGATAGATAAGTTTAACAATTTTATCGCTGAAATGAATTCTTCAACATCAACAAACGATAAAATTGATATTATAAGAGTTGCTGATAGAGATATTAGAAAAATACTGTATTATACGTATAATAGCTATATGCAATACTATGTTACTCCTAAACTCTTAGAAAAAAGAAAGGATTTAATAAATAAAAGTACTCAATTTAAAACCATTTTTGAGCTGCTTGATTCATTAAATACAAGATTAATTACCGGTCATAAGTCCATATCAGAAGTTAACGGATTTGTTTATAATAATCCACAATACAAGTTTTTGTTGGACTTAATCCTTAATCGTAACCTTAAAGTAAGAGCATCAGTAAAATTAATCAATAAAGCAATTCCTAACTTGATACCTACTTTCAATGTAGCATTAGCTAATAAATATGATGAAAAAACAAAAAAGAAAGTAGACTTTAAGAAAGATGTTTGGTATGTATCAAGAAAACTCGATGGTGTTCGCTGCCTTATTGTTGTGGACGAAAAAGGAAAAACAAAATCATTCTCA